CCTAGCGTGCTGACCCGTTGTTATTAAGTTAAAAAGAAAGAGGAGAAGTGAATGGAAGCGTTAAATAGAATGTTAACAGTCGCACTACTAGCGACCATGATATGCCTATCGTTAGTTTCAGTAATAGCCCTTATTGACATGATATTGACCCACTTCCTCACTCTGTGAGGATTGCGGGGAAATGACACATATTCCCCACAAGCTCGGCGGTCTTCCTTCGTCAGACCACTTCCCTAAAGCCTTCGGCATTAGGAAACCATGTAAGAACATGGGTTGCTTGGCAAGGAAAGAGGGGTCAGGAAGACGCCGCAATATTGTCACAAGTTCGCCACATTTTGCACACAATCAGAAGCGATACTTCAACCGTTCAAACAGAAACCAACCACGAAGGAATACAAACCACAATGGCTAAGATTAAATCCGAAAGCCCAAGGAATAGCGCCGAAGCGATAGCCGAAGCGCTCGTTGAAATGTTCTCGCCGCTCTTAGACGAGCCGCGTGACGAAACGTCAACCGCGCCGGTACCAGAAGAAACCGACCGCAATTTCCATTACAACTTCGACAGCGTTATAGGCGCAGTACACAAGCGCTATCAGAAGGCCGAGGCATTCGAGGCGCAGACGCAACTTGCCTACCAGAAGCGCCTCGAGACTGACCCCGACGAGCAGGACATACGCACGTCGAACGCTAGCATCTACGCAACCCGCGCGGGTAACGCGTGGCTTGCCGCCCTTCAATTGCGCAACGCATTCGACGAGGCCTACGAGCGCCTGACCGGTGCGTGTTTCGAATTCGAGACATGGCAGCAAAACATGGAGGCGTTCTATTCTGGTGGGACCAAGCCGAACGCTGCGAAAGCGAAAGCAAGCAGCGCCGCCGAAGAACTAGCCAAACGCAAGGCAGCCATGGGGCTGTAGCGCAACCCACACGGGCCGGTCGAGCGAGTGCTTGGCCGGTCCGTTTTATTTTTGGCGCGGTAATGAATAGGCACCCGTTACAGGTGCCACTTTATTTATATTTCAAGGTGTTAACTCCAACCAGTGAGGCAAAATGCACTACAACCCAACCGGAAAAACCCTGAAGGAATTGCAGGAGGCGCTTGATAAAAAGAAAATTACATCTGCAAAAATTATTAAAGAATTACAAAACCGCGCAGATAAACCAACATGCGCTGAAGGAAAAAGACGCCGCACGCTGGAAGCAATCGAACGCCTCCAATTAACTGGGCGTGTCATTGCTACCGCCCCTAACAAAGGTGCCATGTCCTCTAATAAAAGGGCAAAGCAGGCCACCACCGAGGACCCCTTCCTTGCGACAAAACGTCTCAACGATCTGGATTGGTGGAAGAAGCATGTCACTGCCATGGGAAACGAGGAAAAGCAGCAGTTGCTCACCCATCTTCTTAATTCAATGGGCAACCAGCCCGTTGTTATTGTCATAAATAAATAGAGGCCACCATGGAACGCAAAGTTCGTAAGCTAAAGATCGTCATCAAATCCCCCGAAGAAATAGAGAAAGGGGATGAGTTAATAATCACTGAAAAATTCAAGGTGATTAACACCATCCGATTAAAAGAAGGCAGTCGTTGGGATTGGAGAATTGTCACAACTGGTCCTCATAACTTCCAGTTTGACACCGAAGATTTAGTAGTGATTTCCGATGACTGACTTGGAACAAGAGCAAAGCAATATGCTTGCAGCTATCAATACTCTGCAAGACAGGCTTATAGAATTAACAATAAGAAATGAAAGGCAGGATCAAACACACATCCTTGAATTAGAAAGACAAATCAATGCATTGGAGAACAGCTTATGAGCATGCCCAATGCCAGAGAAAGGCTTGAAAACCTCGCCAAAGGTGTCACCCTTGGAAGAGAAGGATACTCTACACGCAGCCAAATCGCTGCCGCAATCAGGTGCATCATCGAAGAAGAACTTCATAGAAAAAAACCTATGAAGGTAGCGCGTGCCACTGCCCGTCCAATCACAGACGAGATAAGGCTAGGTGTCTGTATTTTATATGAAAACAAGCCACACCTTACCAACCGAGAGATCGGTGATGTGTATGGAATAGATGGCGCGCGTGTCAGTGAAATCCTACGAGCAGAAAGGAGCAAGTTGCTCAATGTCTAATCATACCCGTTACACAGCCATGAATAATGCACGCTCCATTGTTACAGGTGCTGGGCATGTGCATGGCGATGCAATGCAAAACCTATTAGACGCGTCGATCATGTGGCAAGTCATACTTCGCACCGACATTACCCCCCGCCAGGTGGCCGATTGCTTAGAGGCATACAAGATTGTCAGGACAATCGATGGTGGCTCGAACATAGATAATTATGTGGACCGCATTGGGTATGCGTCACTCGCAGCGGAGGCACAGGGTATTAAGAATGAAGACATTCCCCCTACTTTTTAAAACCATGGAAGAAGCCCTCAACTATGGGCTTACCTACCATGCCACCCCGTATGTAGTAGAAGTTAAAGGTGGATTTAAAGCAGCAATAAAAAAGACGCGGCCCCAGCAAGGAAGAACCGGGACCGCGCAAGTAAATTACCGGACAGACAAAGGGAGGCAAAACTGTCCGGCCCAACCACCACTTAAAGAATAGGGAAGGGTAAGTCATGGGTCAAGGCTCACGCAATAAAGTCCAAGAAGTTCTCGCATCTCTCACTGAACAGGTGATCGATAAGTTAAAGCGAGTACAAGATGGGGAGAAACTATCTCCCTTTGAATCACCATGGGAAGGTGACCCCATGCCTCGCAACTTCACAACCAATGAGTATTACCACGGTGTAAATATCTTTGGTTTGTGGGTAGCAGCAGAGACTAACAACTACACCAGCAACGAATGGTGTACCCCCAAGCAACTCTTAGCTTACGCTAGGAAAAATAAAATAGATGTATCATTCAAAGGGCAGAAGACTACACCCATAATTAAATGGGTAGATAATTGGGAGCCCAAGGAAAAGAAAACTGACGATGGCACACCTAACTTTGTCGGGTTCTGGCGTGTCTTCGGTGTGTTAAACAGGTGTCAAATCAATGGGTTACCTACTGTCCATGTATCTGACGAGCCTGTTATTAAGACCAGAAATAATATTGATAATTGGATTACCGATCTCAATCCCATCATTAAAGATGGAGGTGACCGGGCTTACTACCATCCAAGGCATGACTACATTGGCATGCCCGACATCAACAAATTCAAATCAGAAGACCACTACTGGAATGTACTGTTCCATGAGTTGACGCACTGGACAGCACATGGAACCAGATTGGATAGGACATTATCCTTAGAGAAAAAGGATTATGCCTTTGAAGAATTGATAGCAGAAATGGGATCGGCCCTGATCTCTTCAATGATGGGTGTACCCAGCAAGATCAACCACGAATCCTACATCAACGGTTACATCAAACTGTTGAAGTATGATTACCTCGCGCTAAGAAAAGCAGCAACACAAGCGGGGCAGGCATACGAGTATTTACTTAACCCTGAGAAAAGGAAGGAAGTCGCATGACTTTGGTTAAAAGAAAGATGCAAAACAAAAACGGAGTGATGGTCGTGGATCACCAAAAAAATTATATAGTTATCACCGGCAGTAGTTTCGGTGGCAAGCTGATGCTCCCCAACACAGAGGAGAACATGCAGCGTGTGACAATCCTGCTTAGTGCCATGATGGTAGACGAGGTGTATGCCAGCAAGCACCCTGATACGGGACGTGAGGTTATGTATCAGGATAACTCTGCGTATCGCCGGGTTAAAATCAGCAGCATGTATATCAACAACGGTGAAATCTTTGATAGCGAAGAAGACGCCAAGGCTTTTTGGGAAGACGCACAGCAAGGAAAGGAGGTAACAAACGAAACCCCTATTGACATCGATTGAGTGGCACGAGAACAACTTTAATTGTCTCTCGGTATACGACCACAGACGACAGGAAATGTTCACCCAATCTGAGCATGACTGCAACATCCACAAGATGGACTTCAATAGATTCTGGAAGATGCTGTCGTTTACACGAAGGCGCCTGATAGAAGAGGGAAACCAGTACAAAATAAAACAGACAGGATTGGAGGCCACTGTTGAAAGCGACCAAGCGACATGACATGGCTGAAGAGATCGCCATTGAACACATCGCATGGCTAAGAGGGAGAGGGGTAACCCTCCCCTCGTTATGCGCTAGCTTAAATTTTTTAAACGATCACTTTACTAATTGGGATCAAGCCATTGATTTCTTTGCAAGAGAATGGCTTCGTATCAATGGGTATACTGAACAAGAATCAGTATGCAATTACACTTTGATTCCCCACCCACAAGAAAAACAATATGACCTTCGATCTGAGATAGATTATTGGGTTAGTCAAAGGTAACTAGAATGCAGAAATTTGCATTTTTTGTTTACTTGTTTCCAAGGAGAACAACATGACCTGTGAAAATAAAGTTTCGTATTATCTCAGTAAAAATTCAGGGTTCATAACGCGTGAATATCTAGTGCGGTGTGGCCTTACTGATCCTTATGGGATGCGTGCCATTTGTGATGAATGCCTTAGCAACCCACGTAAGATGGCTGAGATTCAACGGCATGAAGATGACATCAAAGCTGACACCCAAGCTGCTGCCTCTGCTGGTTGGGGAGAATTTTAAAAAACTGCAAAAGCCCCCCTTCTATTACTACCGTACATGCTATATAATAATGTGCAGTGTCCTTTTCGAGAGCTGCCAGGCTATTGTGGGAGGACCTCTGGGAGAAGCGGCGCTGACGTTGCTGCGTTAGCGCCGCACTCCGGTACTAAAAAATAAATATGAGGCTAGTATGTCTGACCACCAAGGCATCCCATCAGCACTCGTCAAAGAATTGATTAAACGCAGGCACGAACTGAACCTGTCCCAGATCGAGGTTGATCTGCGCATGGATTCAAGGCCAAGCCAGTGCGGTAAATGGGAGAGCGGTATACGCAACCCACAATTAAATAGCTTGATAAGCTGGTGTGCTGTTCTCAATACTGAACTGAAACTTGTACCAATGAGAGGCGCAGATGGGGAAGAGACAGAGGGACAAGGGCAACCGCATAGAACGGAACCTTGTTAATAAATTAAAAGAGCAAGGCATAGCCGCTGAGCGTGTACCATTAAGTGGCGCACTTGGCGGGCAACACTTCGGTGATATAGTCTTGCCAACAGGTGAGCGTTGTGAAGTTAAGGGGCGCGCTTCCAACAGAATATTCTGGAAGCTAATCAAGCAGTACATAGAAGGTGTGTCCTACCTTCTGCTAGTTGAAGACAGGCAACCACCCCTAGTCGTCATGCACTGGGATGACTTTGTTAAGTACCAGAAATTAAAGGGAAAAAATGTTTGCACCCATCCCTCTAAAAATAATGAGGCGCACTGATCTCAGTGCTAACGCCAAGCTACTGTATGCGCGTCTTATTCTATTCGTAGGTGAAAACGATACGGCTTGGCCGTCACGCGAAACACTAGCGAATGAGTTAGGTATCCATTTAGCAAGTGTAAAGCGTGCCATCAATGAACTCTCGTTAGTGGGTTTAATAGAGCGGCAACAGCAACGGGGCCGCACTAATGAATACCGCTTGCTCGAGGAAATAAAAACTAACGTGGCGCATATACGAGCCGGGTCTAATGAAGTAACCCGGCACGCTGATGAGCCGCCAGGTGGCACAGATATGAGCCACAGAAAAGAACCAATTAAAATATCACCAAAGAAGGAGAGCGCCAGTGGGCAAGGAAGCGAAGGCAAGAAGAGCAAAAGGGGGTCGAGGATCACAGAAGATTGGCGACCTGACGAAGGAACTAGAGAAAGATGTGTTGCAAAAACATCGGAACCCTTTGTCGAAGAGCAAATCCAATGCTTTATCGACTACTGGATTGACATCACTGGACAGCGTGGAATCAAACTCGCATGGGACAGGGCTTTCCATAATTGGATCAGAAACGAAATCAAATGGGGGCGCGTTAAATCGTCCAGCACTGGTAAGCCAAGCGGTGAAGAAGGCAGAAAGCGGCGACGTTCTGGGCTCGCTTCTGCATATAGTGAGCGAATGGAGAGCAGCGGACGAACCGATACTGTCCACTGATGAGTGCGAGAAGGCGGTCGAGATCATTGAGCAACACCTGCAACCATGCGATCCCCAGCTAGCCATGGTTCTGCTTGATGAAACTCTTGAGTTATTCAAGGTTCCAGACAATTGGGATCGTGTTGCCAAGTTCTACCTTGAAGCGATTGAAGAAATACCAGAGGACTTGTTACGTGAGACATTGAAGCATGTCCGCATGACACAGAAGTGGTTCCCCAAACCAGTAGAGTTAAGGGAGTATGCCCTAGATAAATTATTCCACCGCAAAATTTCCATCCATCGTTACAACGTAATGAAAACAAAGGCACAATCCTGATGCAGCTAGGTCTAACAGAAGACGAGAAAGCCATGCGCGCCCTTGGAATAGGGGGCAGCGATGCAAGCAAGATCATGAACGGGGAGTGGCATGAACTATGGGAGATCAAGACAGGACGCAAAGAGGATGCCGATCTGTCTGATGTGTTCCATGTTCAACTGGGCCATGCGACAGAAAAATTTAATTTATACTGGCTCAAACAGAACCACCAAGTGGGACTGATGACGGACGATCTGAGTGTAGTCAGGTCAAAAGAGCATGACTTTATGCAGTGCATGCCTGATGCCCTCGGTGTTTGGAATGATGGGACACAGTGCGTCATTGATGCCAAGCATACAAACCAGTGGTCTACTACTGATGTGTTATACAAGCGGTATTACTGGCAGCTAACACACAACGCAGTGGTAACTGAATCAACAACCTGTGTTATCTCCCCCATATACGGCAATCAGTTTGGCCCTCCTATTGTGTGGGAATTAAACGCAATAGATTCTTATCGATTGATTGAGGCAGAGAGGACATTCTGGTGGCATGTAGAAAATAATATAGAGCCTGTGAATGGGGTGCATGACATCCTTCAAGGTCTTTCTAAAATAGAAATCCCTCCCATTGACGACATGCTTGAGGTGGATATGGAGGGCAATAACGAATGGGCTTCACTTGCTGAAGACTTCAAAGATAATAAAGAGCAGCATGATAAGCATGCCAAGGCAAAGAAGGGGATACGTTCCCTAATAGACGACAACGTTAAGCTAGCAACAGGGCATGGAGTAACTGCCAAGCGGGGCAATGACAACCGTGTCCGTATCTCCATTGATAAGAAGAGGCAAACATAATGACCGACAACATGAAGTTGTGGAACAGCGTTGAGAAGACCGACCCTGCCCACACCAAGAAGGTAAAGTTTGGGCGTGGCTTTACTGCTATCGATCCCCACTCACAGGTGATGAATGCTACCAAAGCATTCGGACCAGCCGGTGAGGGCTGGGGCTGGAACGTCATGCGTGTCGAGTACACTGTAACGAATGACGTTGCTATACTCGTCGGCCTTTGGGTTCAGAAGAATGAAGGCCTCTACAGCCCCGGCATACAGCAATGGGGTCAGGCTAGTCTGTATATAGACGCCGCGGAATCCAAGAAAGATACCGATGCCTTCAAGAAAGCCATGACAGATGGGCTAACCAAATGCCTGTCTTACCTTGGGTTCAATGCCGATGTATTCCTTGGTAAGTTCGATGATAACAAGTACGTACAACAGCGGCAGGAAGAGGTGGTCAAGGACGCGGCGGCTGAGCGAGAGAACTCACCAGAGTATGAAGGTGCAGTATCTAAAGCAGATGCTGTCATCAAGAACATAGAAGCATGCGAGACTAGAGAGGAAGTAAACGTCTTGCGTGATAAAGTTAAGAAGACATTCAGCGAAGTAAAAGATGTAGACAAGGGGCAAGCAATGCGCATGTCCTCTGCTATGCAGAAAAAACTTTCAGAGTTCCCCGAAGCAAACGTCTAAGAGGAGAAGCACATGGACGTAAATGAAGTAACCCTGCTTGGAAATGTGGGGCAAGACCCTGACTACCACACGTTTGATAGTGGGGATATGAACGCAAAGTTCTCCGTCGCCACATCAGTAAAGTGGAAGACCGGGGAGAAAACCCAGTGGCATAATGTCGTAGTCAAGGACAAGCATCTGGTTGAGGTGTGCCAGAAGTTCCTGCAAAAAGGCACACGCATATGGATGCGCGGCAGGTCCGAGACAAGGGACTGGACTGACAAGGATGGGAACAAGCGGTACACCACAGAGGTCGTGATCCCCCCATTCGTAGGGCAGCTACACGTCGAGGCGAGAGGCAAGGGCTGGGGTGACGCCGAAGGCGGCACAACCCAAGGCCCAACGAGTGACCCGCTCGAAGACGACATCCCCTTTTAGGTAGAGAAACATGGGCGCGTTTAACAGAAAGGAATTTTCCCGGCCGCGCGTCTAGCTGGGGTGGGTTCCCCCCTGCCCCAGCACTAACCTAATGCTGTGCGTATGGATTGCAATAGCCACAGCGCCTCCTCCCTTGACAGGTGCAAGCGAAAGCTACCGCTGCTATCCCTGTCCTTGCTTAGATCAATACATATATCAACGTAAGACTTGCTTGCCGACACAGACAGGCCGGTCTTCTTTGGATCAGACATTGCCTATGATCTTAAATAATTCAGATAATCTTTAGCTAATCTCAGGTCTTCAAACACACGTATGAATCCTGGGTGGCTTTCCTCAACACGCGGGTCAATGATTGCTGTCATCGTAGCACCGTCGTCCTGGCTACCGAATTGGTGCCGCTCTGCATACTCATCCACATACTTATATCCCCTTGTCTTTATCAGGTGGGTAGACAGCTTGGTGTCCACATCCTCAGTTACATAGTAACCCCATTCATGGTGGTGTCCTTGTGCAAGGATACGAATAGGTAGAGTAGAAAACTTTGAAGCACGCATAGTGCCATGCAGTATATTATATATGCTGCTGCCCTTCATGCTGTGCGCTAACCATGTAGGACACTGACGCCCATTTGGGAAAACAATATTAAACTTAGCCTGCCAATCAAATACCTGCACTGTGTCCTTAAGCATCTGCTTAATAGTGTAGGCATTCTCAGGTGACATCGTGTCGTGGTTGCCTAGCAAGCAAAGCAAATACTTGACCCCACTATCCCGCATTAACCATTCAATTAATTTGTACGCCGTTGTTCTGCTGGTATCTTGGTCGGCCCATAAACGCATCAGCCTGCCTGACCAAGCGTTAGATGCGTCACCCATTTGCACGCAGTACATGCCGGGGGTGCTAGCCATTATCTCGCAGTCATCTTTTAATAGGGGCCAGTTACACCCATCATCATCTACGTGTGGGTCACCCATCAGACACAAGCCCATGGGCTCATTGTCTGGCATACTAATATCAAACCATTCTTTCGCCTTACTATGAGCGTACCTTTTCTTGAACCTCTTAGACATATGGTCGATGATATCCTCTACAGGTACATCATCTTCACCAAAGTCTGGGAGTATAGGAACGCTTGGGATTGAAGCATCAGGTACCATCCCCTTGTTCCTTGCGCTAGCAATGCGAGAACGAAGCGTAGCTTCCGGCATGCTAAGCGCGCGAGCAGCAGCAGAGGCGGTGCCGTGTCGCGCCTGTTCGTTTAATGCTTCTTGTAATATCTTATCATCTAATGGTTTAGTTGCCATTGTCCTTGCTTGCTTTTATTTTCCTCCTCAGATCACCGTAATCTATGACCATACGGTGAATAGCAGAGCAATCACTTGCCTCTTCAATACGCGGGCAAGGTGGTTGCAACCCCTTCAGTTCTTCGGAAGCTAAAGCCTGCATGCTTTTGCTATAATCTTCAAGGTCTGGCACGACAACAACCGCGTCACCTTTTGCTTTTGCAAGGTAATTAATATACGCAGAGCCGACAGCACCAGCAGCAGAAACCCCACTAAAAATCTCCGTCACGCATCCGGTCAGCGGTATCGTCAGAACTACTGTCGCGCACGCTAGCCATCTTCTGCCTAACCTTTTCGACAGAAGTGGCTTGCTTCGCTTTTTGTAACTTCGTTGCCACGTAGTACGCACCGGCACCGACCGCAACAACTGCGAGTATGCTAATCCAAACAATCAAGTCTCGCCTTTCTCTTTCATTAGCATGCCGCCAATACCAGCAAGTGCGCCAATACCTGTAACAATATGCTGCATCATATCCTCTGGGATATTAATACCAACTGCCGCAAGGATTGCACCAAGCCCCGCCATTGTGCTGGGCTCACGCATGCGTAACAGTAAAAGTTTAACTAACGCCATTTCATATCTCCTTGTGTTAAGGCTTCATGGATTCTAGGTGACGCTTAATCCATTCGACATCCTTACTTACAGATTCCATCTGGCGCGCACGCGCCTCCATATTCTCAGGACTATTAATAGATGCCAAGGTGTTTGTGCGTCTGTCAACCACCTCAGATGCCGTTGTTAATTTGTCTAACCTAATGTCTTGTGAATCTAAACGGGCCTCCAGCTTACGTGTATCCATTTCAAGCACACGTATTTGATGCCTAGCAACTGCTGCTGCGGCTATTATGCTGGCTATCATTCCAGCTACAGGTATAAGACTGTCCCAATTCATGTACCTTTTCCCGGCTCCGGGAAGCCATCCGTTGTCCAGTTCCTTCCGGCACTAGCAGCGCATGACCTACCATTGCTGTCGCTTATGATTACCGTCCAAGAACCTTCTTCAGAAACAAATACTTCCACTAACCGGTTGTCGTTTGCTAATCCCATGGCCGCCTGCTTCTCGCCCCAGCGCTCCCATAGTCTTTTGATGATATCGTCTCTCGGACCACATACTTGCGCGGCAGCAGCAGATGACAGCAGCAAAAGCAATGAAGCGACCGCGAGAGCTTTCATTTTCTTAGCCGCCATCGTCGGCAAGCCCAGCCAATCATGCGGCCTATCGTCCACACCAGACTAGCAGCAGCCGCAGCGGCAGGCAGATACTCAAGCACTGTTGCCCCCGCAACCCCAAGACTGGCGGCATCCAGGATGGACTTGAGCTGTTCGTTCATTTGATCGCCCGGATACTAAGCCTTGG